TACAATTAGTGTAACAACAGAAGCAGACACAGATACCACAGCTACTGATGGTAAAGAAGACGGTGTTAATGTTACTGCTGATACAGAGGCTGAGGAGTCTGGTGTATCAGAAACAGGTACTGAACCAATAGTTGAAGGTGAACCTACTAGTCATAGTGAAGCTGAAGTAATTGTTGGTAAGGTCTCTGATAAAGTTACTATTGAGGAATCGACTGTTCCCAATAATGACTATTATGAAAAATTGTTACAAACAATGAGTAAAGTATCTGGAACAGAAGTTACAGAAATTACACCAGACATGATAACTAAAATGTATCAGTCAGCTAAAGGTCTCAATAAAGTCACAGGTAAAACTGTAGAACAGGCAATGATTGATAAACATAAAATCAGTCCAGATGATTTAGCTATGTTAGCTGAACTAAAGGCTGGTAATGTGGATGTAGTGAAGAAGTTCATGGTGGATAATGACATCAACCCATTTGAGGTTAATTTGGAAGAGTTTAATGATGATGCTCTTAAGGGGAAATTATCAGATAACTCTATTAATCCTATTGAGTTGAAACTAAGTGGATTTATAGACCAAGCTGAATCTAATGGTGTAAAAGAAGTAGTGGTAGGTAAGGTTCTCTCTTGGGATGAATCCTCAGTACTTGAATTATTGGATGATACAGAAACTGGCTCAACTCTTTTAAGTCAAATAAAAGATGGTAGCTTTGATAAGGTGATGGCAGAAGTAGATAGACTAAGTGCTATGGACTTCACAGATAACCCTAATGAGAGTATGTTAGATAAATATAGTAGGGCAAGTTATTCTTTGGCAAACAAACGAGCTAAGGAGATGCAGGAAGCTATTGCTGCCACTAATGCATCATTACCTAGTAAAGAGATTGTTATAGAGAAAACTACTCCTATAAAGAAACCAGTGGTAAACACTCCACTAATTGATGAACCTAATTCTGATGTTGTACCTGTAGAGGACAACGATGACAGAATTAAAGCAGCAAGAGTAGCTAGTTCTACTGGCAACAGTATAACTGGAACAGGTCAAACCACTAAGAAAGGTGGAGACTTAGATATTAATAATATGAGCGTTGAGGATTTACATGCCTACATGGATTCAATGATTCAATAGCTCTTAAAATATAACACATAAAGGAAACAACATGGCACTATATGACGGAGAACCGATTCAGTATAACCAAGGTGGTACTACATCTTCAGTACCAGCATTACAGTTAAATGATTATCATTTTACTAAATATGCAGTAACAGAAGCAGCTAAGAAAAAAGTATTTTCACAAATGGCAACTAAAACTGCTATTCCAAAACACTATGGTACAACGATTAAATTGTATAGAGAGTACCCTATTCTTGATGAACGTAACATCAATGACCAAGGTGTAGATGGTAATGGACTTGTGATGGTACGTACTAAGTGGTATGCATGGGATGCTAGTAATGTAAGAACTGAACATCCAACTAAAGCAGCAGCGTTAGCTTCAGCTGGTCAAGTACGTATTCAATCTGGTGAAGGTAACCTGTATGGTTCTTCAAGAGATATGGTGGTACAGAATGGTGCATTCCCATTTATTGGTGAAAACACTAAAAAAGGTGGAGTATACAACCGTGTTGGTTGGACTAAAGATGTACTTACTGCTAAGATGGAGAGATTCTCATTCTCAGTTGGTTACACACGTAATGCTTTTGACCTTGATACTGATGACCAACTTGCTATTAAAACTGCGAAGAAAATTGGTGAAGCTTTTGGAGACATTAGAGAATCACAAATTAGAAATGCACTAATTGACCAAGGTTCAGTGAATGCAACTTATTCTGGTTTAGCTACACAAGTATCAGAAATTGATGAATCTTCAGTAGTTACTTATGCTGACTTAAGGTCTTTACAGACACAGCTTGACTTAGCTAGATGTCCTTATGACACTACTATTATTACAGGTAGTACAAAGATTGGAACAGCTGTTATTCCAGCTGCAAGATACATCTACATTCCAGTAGAGGTTGAATCAACAATTGAAGATATTACACATAATGGTGAGAATAAATTTACTGATGTTGCAGAGTATGCAGATGCAGGTAAAGTTGATACAGCTTCAGCAATGTCAGCACTTGGGGAAATTGGTAAAGTTGGTAAATTTAGATTCATTTCTGTTTATGATATGCCTAAGTACGCTGGTAAAGGTGCTGATGTTACAGATGGTGTTGATGCTAATGCTGATGGTGTAGAAGACACAGCTGAAGGATTTGCACATACTGATGGTAAATTCGATGCATTCCCATTACTTGTTGTTGGTGCTAACTCTTACAGAACTATTTCACTTGCAGGTGAAGTTGCTAAAGTTAAACATGGTAAACCAATGGTTATTCCTAATGTTGATGAGCTTGGTGACAATGGGTCTATGGCTATTGAATGGTGGTTTGGAATTTTATTCGAGAAACCAGAAATTATCCGTACACATATTTGTTCAGCTAAAGTTTACTAGGTTCTCCTAGTTTGATGAGTTACCTATGGCTATTGTCATAGGTACTTGACATTTTACCTACAGTACCCACTGAATTGAACTTAAGTGGCTTTTCATCTTTTCCTAATTAAGGAATATGATATGGGTACTGGAGGTAAAATGTTTGTACATTTTATAGATAATACACATAAAGGTAAAGATGATGGGTGACAATTTTAACGATAACGATAATGTAGAGAATGATACTACTGGTACAGCAATGGCAGATATGACAAATAAGGAACTTAAAGTAATACTTGAAGACACTTATGGTATTTATAATAAGTATCCTATTGCACGTAATCCAAAGCAACCTACAAAAGCAGAGCTTATTTTACTTCTGGAAGAACTTGAATTGTTCCAAGGTGATTTAATTGCAGTAGTCAATAAGTATACTAAACTGGATGCTGAAAAAAATCAAACCACTGATGAGTCCAATATTAAGTTACCGAGTGCTATTAAGAAGCTAACACGTCAACAACAAATTGTTAAAAAGAGAAAGTACTTAAATGCTTTAGTAAGATGTATTATTACTAAAAAACATACTAAGCAGTCATTTGATAATGGTTCAAAAGTAGTAGAGTATGTTACATGGGGTAATAGACTTATTGGATTTACTACTTCAAGAATTGTGTATGATGAGATTATGCATGTACATAGAGGTGCTATTCAGAACCTTGAAGCTGTTCCTGCTACGATTTCAAAAGTAGACCCAGTTTCTGGACATATGTTTACACAAATTGTTAAAGCATATCATATAGAGATTCTACCACCACTTACTGCTGAGGAAATTGATGAAATTACCGAAAGACAGAAGTACTATGATTCTAGGAACTAAAATTCCTAGATATTTAATATAACCTACAAGGAAGTACTGCCAATATGCCTATAACTAATCATGATTCCTCAAATGAAACTCTTATATACACTGACTTTGACCCTACTGGACTAACAGATAAACAAGACCTACAGCCTGTAATATCTAGTATAGCTGATACATTAACAGGACTTGGTGAGATTACTCCTGTAGACATTTATAAGATTGTAGGTAACTCTACCTTAACTGATGGTGGTTCACTTGGAGCATACTTAAACATCTTTATGGTATATATAGAGGAGTTTAGGAAGAAAGGTTCTTTAGATAAGAAAGAGGTAGGTGTACTGTATGGTAAGGCAATGGAACTTGCTTCATCCAATGCACTATCAATAGAGCTATCTACTAATGAATCTATTATAGCTAAAGCAAAAGCAGTATCTGACTTGGCACTTGTAATGTCTAAGACTAATGAGTCTTCAGCACAGAATGCAGCTACAACTGTGGATATAGCTAAGAGTATATATGAGTACAATAATATTCTACCACTTACAAGGCTGTCATTAGAGGAAGATATAGTACATAAGCATATTCAACATGAGATTAGTTCAATCACTAAAGCTACTGCTACATACAATTTAGAAACTACATTACCTGCACAAACTTTAGGTATTAATGCAAAAACATCAGAAACAAATGCTAACGTATCTCTAATCGGTACTAATGAAGATTTGGTAGATGAAAATATATTAACTTCTAAATATCACTTAAGTAATACCTTACCTAAGAACTTATTAAAAATAATTGCAGACACTGATTTAGTTGGTACTAATGAAGACTTAGTAGATGAGAATATATTGACTTCTAAATATCACCTAGCTAATACTCTTCCTAAGAATTTATTAAAAATAATTGCAGAAACTAATTTAATTGGCACTAATGAGGATTTAGTAGATGAGAATATCTTAACTTCTCAATATCATTTAAGTAATACTTTACCTAAGAACTTATTGAAAGTAATTGCAGAAACTAATTTAATTGGAACTAATGAGGATCTAGTAGATGAAAATATATTAACCTCTAAGTACCACTTAAGCAATACTCTACCTAAGAACTTATTGAAGATACTTGCAGAAACTAGTTTAATTGGTACTAATGAAGATGTAGCAGCACAGCGTGTTCTTAATGAGACTAAACAGGTAGCTATAGAGACATATAGACTTAATACTATACTTCCAGCTGAGGTAGCTAAACTTATAGCAGATACAGCAGTGGTTGGTAAGAATGAGGATATATTAGATTTACAAATATCTGATGTTATTCCAGCTGAGGTAGATAAATTAGAGCAAGAAGTAGTGACTGCTACACAACAGGCTCTTATTGCTGCTGAACAGTTAGATATTGCTAAAGAAGAGCTAAATATTAAAAAATATCAATTACTTACAGTACTTCCTTCACAAGTTGCTAAGACTGATGCAGATACTGCACTTGTTAGTGCAGACAAGTTAATTAAAAATGCATATAGGACAAATGTACAGCCACAAGAGGCTCTAATAGCAGCTGCTAAGGCAGTACAGGAGAGAATTAATGCTGGTATAGTAGGCACAGGAACACCTTTACCTACGGCTCGTATTAATCAATTAGAAAAACAGACTGAATTATATACTAGACAAGAATCAGCCTATGATGATAATAAGTTTCAGAAATTACTTGATACTCAGATTAACTACAATGCACTTATCTTCGCAGATGATCCTAATCCACAAGCCCTTACTGTTTGTACTAATAGTTCAATCAGTAGTACATACGCATCATTACTTTCATAGAGAGCTAGTATGGGTTGGTTTGATGATAAGGTAGTTACCGTAAGGGGAGTAAAGTTCCCTACACTTGCCAAAGACACTAGAGAAGAGTTTATACTGTTTAAAAAAGAGTTACTAGAAGCAATGATATCTAACTTTGACCTTAGGTCATACGCTTTTGAAATATGGAAGTACAAAAAGGAAGTAAGGTCTCGGTACAACACTAATAAGATTAACGCTCTGTATGGAGGA